GTGATAGTAGTAATAATATATTAGAATGGTGTAGTGAAGAAATAGCTCTCCCATATCGTTCACCAATAGATAACAGAGTCCACAGATATTTTCCAGACTTCTATATAAAAGTTAGAGAATCTACTGGTATAATTAAGAAATATATAATAGAAGTAAAGCCAAAAAAACAAACATTAGAACCCATTCCTCAAAAAAGAAAAACAAAATCATATATCTATGAGGTATATGAATACGCAAAAAACCAAGCAAAATGGGAAGCGGCAAGAGAATTTTGTAAGGATAGAAAATGGGAATTTAAAATTATTACTGAAAATGAATTAGGTATTAAAAAATGAAAGAACTTATCCAAGTTATTGATGTTCTTAATAAAGAAGATCTAAAATTAATTAATGAATATACAGATTGTATAGAGTATGAATCAAATAAAGTCCTTGACAATAAAGGAGGATGTAAGAATCATGAAGCAAGAACAAGTGAGGGACATACTTTGGATGAAAGTAATTCAATTACAAAATTACTTCATCTTAAAATAAACAGAGGTTTAGATGAATATAAAAAAAGGATAATTGAACTACATAATATATTTTCATATTTTCCTACGCCAGGTGGATTTGATACTGATTGTCATAGAGATGGTATAGAAATACTAAGATATTCTGAAGGTCAGGAATATAAATTTCATCATGATACAGGAAAAGTTACTAAGGAAAAAGAATATTTTAGACATATATCAGTTATTCTATATCTAAAAACAGCAACTATGGGAGGAGGAACATCTTTTATACACTCAACACTCAAACCTTTTGCTGGACAAGCAATAATATTCCCAGCTAACTGGTGCTACCCACATGCTGGTGAACCAGTTAAAGAAGGTGTGAAAAAAGTTGCTGTTACTTGGTACTACTCACAACTAAGACCTCCAGTAGAAGAAAAAGAACCATTAACCTTTTTAGGTAAACCAATTCCATCATGACATCAAGCTACCCAACAGACGACAATAGTAATAGAATTCGTGGAGTTATTGATAATTTAATAGGAACAGAAGATTCAGAAGATCTAATGATGAGCCTAATGGAAGCACTTAATAGTAGTGTTACTCCAGTTCCTGATGCAGGTAGATATTATACATTTATATACAGACCCAAAACACCTATGATTCAA